CAGCGGAACTGTAGCTAATACTGCAACAGCAGCCTACGTTAGTGGCGCAAATCGTTGGTTAATGACTTATGAAACTCAGGCAACAGACGAGTACCAAAATGCTCCTATCGTTCCAGGTGAAGGCGTACTAGCAGTAAACGGAATTTACGCCTATATGGACGGCATTGACTCAGCACAAATTTACTATGGCTAAGAAAAAAGGCGTCTCCCTCGCAGTAGGTCGTGGTGAGAAGCTACCTGTCTCGAAAGGGGCAGGTCTTACCGCTAAAGGTCGTGCCAAGTATAACAAGGCTACAGGGTCTAATCTAAAGGCTCCACAGCCTGAAGGTGGTCCACGTAAGAAGTCATTCTGCGCACGTATGTCTGGTATGCCTGGTCCTATGAAAGATGAAAACGGCAAGCCGACTCGTAAGGCAGCCTCTTTAAAAAGATGGAAGTGTTAAATGAGTGAAGAAGTGGTCAGAGAATTAGCAACTCACGCTAGCGACATCAAGCATCTACAGGATGATATGGATAAGCTTGTTAGCGACATGGAAGAAATTAAAAAATCCCTTGCTGAAATTAACAGAACTTTGTCTGAAGCTAAAGGTGGTTGGAAAACCTTGATGGCTATAGGTGGAGCGGTTAGTTTTATAACAGGCGTTGCCGGTTTTGTTGCCGGTTACTGGGGGCAAAAATAATGCCGAGCACAAGTAAAAAACAACGTAATTTTATGGCAGCCGCAGCCCATTCACCTGCGTTTGCTAAAAAAGTTGGCATATCTCAAGATGTTGCCAAGGAATTTAACCAAGCCGATAAAGGCAAAAAATTTAGGAGTGGCGGAATGAAACATTCAGATATTGCAAAAGACAAACCAATGATGAAAGCTGAAGCTGAAAAGGCTGTTAAAGGCCACGAGAAGCGTATGCACAAGATGGCCAAGGGTGGCGTAACACGTGCTGATGGCTGTGTATCTAAAGGTCATACTAAAGGCAAAATGATTTCTATGAAATCTGGCGGAGCTTGCTAATGAAAGCCCTAAAAGACCTAAGCGACAAAGCTAGTGATTATCTAGACAAGAAAGGTCTAGCGAATCCTGTAGAAGTTGCTAATGAAGCTTTGGGTGGCGAGACTCGTGAAGAGTCTAAAAAGCGCCGGGAAGAAGCAAAAGAACAACCTAAGCCAGAGATAAAGAAAATGGCTAAAGGTGGTTCAGCTTCTGCTCGAGCTGATGGCTGTGCTATTCGTGGGAAAACGAGGGCTTAAATATGAGACCAAGTCGTGGTATGGGTGCAATAAATCCAAGCAAAATGCCTACTGGCAAGAAGAAAGCCAGACGGGACGATACTGACTTCACGCAATACGCTGAAGGCGGTAAAGTATCTAAGGTTAATGCTGCGGGTAATTACACTCAACCAGGCAAACGCAAAGCATTGTTCAACCAGATTAAAAATTCGGCTGTTCAAGGTACTGCGGCGGGTCAATGGAGCGCTCGTAAGGCCCAACTATTAGCCAAGAAGTACAAAGCTTCTGGCGGCGGGTATAAGTAAGTGAGTGGCCTTGCAAAAAGTCAGCGCTCTCTTAAGTCCTGGACCGCTCAGAAGTGGACAACTAAGTCTGGGAAGCGTTCAAGTGACACTGGAGAACGATACTTGCCAGAAAAAGCAATTAAAGCGTTGTCACCTGCTGAATATGCAGCTACAACCAAAGCAAAACGAGCAGGAAAAGCTGCTGGAAAGCAGTTTGTAGCACAGCCTGAAAAGGTTAAAAAGAAAGTAAAACCATATCGGAAGGTCAAATGAAAGCTCTACTAGCTAAACTTCTTTCAATGTTCAATGCACCGGAACAATTAAAGCCAGTTGAGCCCATTATTGTCCCTAAAAAACCGGTTAAAAGGGTTGTTAAAAAGGTTGTTAAGAAAACTACTACGCGCAAGCCAGTGGCTAAAACACCAACAGTAAAGACAACAAAGGTTAAAAAATGACAACTAGTGGCTCTACAGCATTTAATTTAGAGTTCCGTGACCTTGCTGAAGAAGCATACGAACGTTGCGGGATTGAAATCCGTTCAGGTTACGACTTAAGAACTGCCCGTCGTTCAATGAACCTTCTTTTAATTGAATGGTCAAACCGCGGTATTAACCTTTGGACAGTAGAGCAGGGTCAAATCCCTATGGCTACGGGGCAAGGACTTTATCCGCTACCAACAGATACAGTTGATTTGATGGATATGGTTATCCGTACTAACGCAGCTGTAAACTCAAATCAGATTGATATTAATATCAGCCGTATTGCTGAACCGACTTATATGTCGATTCCAAATAAATTAACTACAGGTAGACCAATTCAAGTCTACGTGAACCGTCAATCTGGCATGGATAACGCGACCGCCCTTACATTAAACGGCGGGATTAGTGCTACAGATACAACTATTACTCTTAGTTCAACCTTGGGGCTTGCTACTACTGGGTTTATTAAGATTGATTCTGAAACGATTGGTTACGCAAATATTACTGGTAATCAATTAGTAAACTGCTACCGTGGGCAGAATGGTACAACAGCAAGTGCGCATCTAACTGGTGCTGCAATTACTAGGCAGAATCTTCCGTGTATTAACGTATGGCCTACTCCTAATCCTCCTGGCGACCAGTATGTATTCGTGTACTACCGTTTACGCCGTATGCAAGATGCAGGCGAAGGGGGTACTTATGAGCAGGATATGCCATTCCGTTTAATCCCTGCAGCTACAGCTGGTCTTGCCTATTATTTAAGTATGAAGAAACCAGAAGTTCCACCAGACAGAATTATGATGTTAAAAGCAGCTTATGAAGAGCAGTGGGATTTGGCGTCTTCTGAAGACCGAGATAAAGCCCCGGTACGTTTTGTACCGAGAAACATGTTTTACTATAGATAATGCCTAATCAATTTGCATCCGGTAAGTATGCAATTGCTCAATGTGACCGTTGTGACCAGCGGTACATGCTGAAGGAATTGCGTACACAAACAGTCAAGACTAAGCCTTATAAAATTAAGGTGTGTAAGTCTTGCTGGGACCCTGACCATCCGCAATTGCAGTTGGGTATGTACCCTGTGAATGACCCACAGGCAGTTAGAGAACCAAGACCAGATGTATCTTATTTACAGTCAGGACAGACAGGTTTGCAAGAACTTTTGACAGATAGCACTAGCCAATTAGGTATAGGTTTTCCGTCTGATGGTAGTAGAGTTATTCAATGGAACTGGAACCCTGTTGGGGGGCCTAGGCTAAACGATAACGGATTAACGCCAAATACCTTGCTAGGGCAGGGACAACTTGGTACAGTAACGGTAACAACTAATTAGGAGTAAATCATGGGTTATAAATCAGGCGCAGATGGCATTGCTAAAAAAGGTAAAACAGAAGGTCGTAACCTTGGCAATTCAGGTCCATCAGTAGGTATTGAAAACGGTCCAAAACATAGCGGCTCTAAAGGCGGCAAGCGTAATATCGACATGAAAACCATGGGTCGTGGCTTAGCTAAAGTCGCTGCTCAGAAGCGAGGTTAATCATGGCTTACAGCATGAAAAAAGGCGGGAAAGAAGTAGGCCCAGCTTCTGTGTATGCTGAGCCACACACTATGGACGGTAAAAAAATGAAAAATGTTAAAGATGCGGTAGTTAAACCTGGTAATGGCGTAGACAAAGTAAATATGTCTGTTAGCGGTTACAGCAAGGGTAACTTTGACCCTATCAACAAGAACGGCGAAATGAAGATTCGTGGTACAGGTGCGGCTACCAAGGGTACTAAAGCACGCGGTCCAATGGCTTAAAGGGTAAATCTTAATGAATTACACTACTCTGTTTGAAACCATAAAAAGTTATGTAGAAAATGACTTCCCAAACCAGTCTTGGACTGACTCGGCGGGGTCTGGTACAGCTACGCTTACTGGTACAGAACAGATTAACATCTTCATTAAGCAAGCAGAACAACGTATCTATAACTCAGTACAGCTTCCAGTAGAACGTAAAAACGTTACTGGACTGCTAACAACGGGTAACAAATACTTAAATGTACCGACAGATTGGTTGTCTACGTTTTCGTTATCAGTAATTCACCCAACCACACAGGCTCAGACTTATCTTTTAAACAAAGATGTTGAGTATATTAGAGAGTGCTACCCACCCCCTGATACGCTTGATACCCCAAAGTATTACGCTATTTTTGACAATACGACGTTTATCTTGGGTCCAACACCAGATGCTGGTTACAACATGGAGCTACACTATTACGGGTATCCAACATCTATTGTTGATGCCGTAGGTGGCACTAGTTGGCTCGGTACTAATTTTGATTCTGTATTACTTTACGGGTCTCTCTTGGAAGCATATACTTTCATGAAGGGCGAAGCTGATGTAATTCAAAACTACACAGCACGTTACAACGAAGCATTAGCTCAGTTGAAACAGCTTGGTGAAGGTAAAAATCGCCAAGACACTTATAGAACAACGCAAGCAAGGGTGCAAGTACAATGAACTTCGACTCAGTAGACGGATTTTTAGGTGGGAATGTTTCAGTGCTTTCAACAACTGGGCGCGGTTTTACCCCAGAAGAGTTAGCTGAACAAGCTCTAGACAAGATTGTTTATGTAGGTTCTAAGTCTCACCCAGTGATTCGCGAACAGGCAGAAGCATTTAAGAACAATCTACGTATTGTTCTAATTCAGTACTTGCAACAAGCGGTGCGCTCAGACCGTACGACTATTGCTAATCGTTTAAGAGAAGCTGGTCACCCTGAGTTAACTATTTTATTAAAAGATTAAGGAGTCCTTAAATGGCTATTACTCAAGCAATGTGCACGTCTTTCAAAGCTCAGCTTTTGTTAGGTGCTCACGATTTTCGTCCTTCAGCTCAAGCTGGTGCCGACACATTTAAACTAGCTTTGTATACATCTTCAGCTTCATTAGATGCTAATACAACTACTTATACGGGTTCAAACGAGGCTACTGGTGTTACAGCCGGTGGTTTGGCGCTAACTAACATTGGTGTTGGTACAACAAATACTAACGCTACTGCTGGTACAGGCTTTACAGACTTTGCGGATTTGACATTCTCAAACGTAACTACAACAGCTCGTGGCGCATTAATTTACAACACAACACCTTCAACTAATGACAATGCTAACGTTGCGCTAACTAACGCAGCTGTTTGCGTGTTGGACTTTGGTAGTGATAAGACATCTACAGCAGGTGACTTCACTATTATTTTCCCGGCATTTGACGCAACAAGCGCAATTATTAGAATTGCCTGATTAACAAATTAGTAGAGGCTTAAAATGGCGTTAGTCTTAAAAGACCGCGTAAAAGAATCCACGACCACTACTGGTACTGGCACCTTAACTTTATTAGGTGCTGCTACTGGTTATCAAGCGTTTTCTGCTATTGGTAATGGCAATACGTGCTATTACGCCATTTCTTCTGTAGGCCAAGCGGAGTGGGAAGTAGGTATAGGTACCTACACAGCTAGTGGTACAACGCTAAGCCGAGATACTATTCTGTCTTCTTCAGCTGCAGGTGCGGCAGTGAGTTTCCCTGCCGGGGTAAAAGATGTCTATGTAGTCTACCCAGCTGAGAAAGCTATTTTTGAAGAAGCGAACGGTGAAACGCTAATTAACGCGGGCCCAATTACAGTTGTTGGTGCTAACGTTACTTCTTTCACAAGTTTTGGTGCATCTTTAGGTGAGTTTTACGCTAACCAACCTACTTTTGCACAGCTATATGTACAAAATTTAAACTCTGACCAAAACGCTTCTACTGACATAGTTGCGTATAGCGACATTGGAGATGGTACAAATAACTTTATTGACATGGGTATTTGTAGCTCAAACTACTCAGAAGCAGCGTTTCCAATCTTTACTCCTGGCTCAGCGTATTTATACAATGACGGCGGAGACTTACTTGTAGGTAGTGACTCAGATAACGTAATAATTTTTGCTGGTGGGGTAAACACTAATAATACTGTAGTTACATTTGGCACAGACCTAAGCACATCGCTTGAGGGTTCATTAAACGTAGCCACAACTTTGGCCGTTACAGGTGCCGCTACTTTTGCTAATACGGTTACGTTAAACGCCAACCCAACAACAGCTCTACAAGCCGCTACTAAGCAGTACGTAGACAACCAAGTTACTGCTGGATTACATATTCACGCGCCTGTAAGAGTTGAAACCACAGGAAATCTAAACGCTACCTACGTTCAAGGTGGTACAACATTTAACATTACCGATATTACAAGCGGTACGACAGTAACTACGTCTACAACTCATGGCTTATCTGTTAATGACCAGATTTGGCTGTATTCAACAGCGGGTAATGGCTTAAGCACCAACACAGCATATTTTGTATATTCAGTACCCGCTAACAATCAGTTGACTCTTTCGTTGACTTTTGACGGTACGCAGATTACTGGTTTAACAAACGCTTCTGGACTAACTTATGCTACACGAGCTAACTCTGGTGTTGGTGCTACATTAACCAATGCGGGTACTCAAGCAGCATTAAACGTTGATGGCATAGCTTTAAGCGCTGGCAACCGAGTAATGGTTCGCCTACAAACAAGCGGCGCAGAAAACGGTGTTTATACAGTTACTACAGTAGGTAGCGGCTCAACAAACTGGGTGTTAACACGCGCTACCGATGCAAATATGGTTAACCCAGGTGACCCTGATGGTTTAGGTACAGGCGACTATTTCTTTACTCAAGAAGGTGTTATCAACGCTGGTGACTCACATGTACTAACAACCGAACCAAACACAATGATTATTGGATATACGACTTTAACGTATACCCAGTTTAGCGGAAGTGTGGATTATGTCGGCGGCACAAACATTAACATCACAGGTCAGACTATTTCCTTGACTGGCACAGTTTTAGCAGTTAACGGTGGTACAGGGCAGAACACAACAGCCGTTGGTGACTTGCTATACGGCACTTCTTCAAACACTTGGTCTAAGTTAGCCCTTGGCGCAGCTAATAAGTCATTAGTCGTTAACGGTTCAGGTACTCAAGTTGAGTGGAACGCAGTCCCTTTAAGCTCAGCTGGCGCAGTATCAGGCGTATTACCTGAAACAAACGGCGGTACAAATAACTCTAGTTACACACTTGGTGATACTCTTTACGCTTCAGCCGCAAATACATTAAGCAAGCTATCTGGTAACACAACAACTACTAAGAAATTCTTAGGGCAAACAGGTACAGGCGCAGTTTCTCAGGCTCCAGTTTGGGAACAACCCGCTGCTTCTGATATTACTGGTTTAGCGGCTTCAGCTACAACAGACACAACTAACGCCAGCAATATCACTTCTGGCACTCTAGATAACGCTAGAACAACGGCTACTGCGTCAAACGGCGCGTCTACAATTATTGCCCGTGATACTAATGGTAGCTTCTCAGCTAACTTAGGTTCGTTTGTTTCTGTGTCTGGTAATGGCTCAGCATTAACTTCATTAAACGCTACCGCGATTGCTAGTGGCACAGTTCCTACAGCTCGCTTAGCCTCTGGTACAGCTAATAACACTACGTACCTACGCGGTGACTCTACTTGGGCTGCATTATCTGCGCCTAACAATGGCACATTAACGATGAACGTATCTGGTACAGGGCTTACTGGCTCTGCGTCATTTACTGCCGACCAATCAGGTAATAGTACGTTTACAGTTGCTTCAAACGCAACCAGCGCAAATGGCGGCTCAACTATAGTAGCCCGCGATGCTTCAGGTAACTTTGCGGGTGCAACAATTACCGCTACCACTTTCAGTGGTTCAGGTGCTTCGTTAACTAGCTTAAACGCTACGGAATTGACTTCTGGCACAGTCCCAGATGCACGCTTCCCAGCTACACTGCCAGCTGTTTCTGGCGTT